TTTGATATATAAGATTTTCTAAGGCTTTGCGTTCTTCTGCATTTGGTGTGCCATTATTCATATTAATCAACATCGAAGGCGCTAAACCGTTCAGGATATTGTTTAAATGATAGTTGCTTATTTCTTGCTCTAATTCGGCATATTGTAAACCCCCTGCATAATCTGGACTTGAATAATATTTATATCCTGCTCTGTAAGGCTTTACATATATAATTTCTATGTTTTCCTTGCTGCTTCCAAATGCAGGAATTCTAGTTGTTTGATTTACGTTCTTAACCTTTGACCAATCATCTGAATAATAATATCCTTGAATTTCACCTTTTTCATTGCATTTTTCAGCTCTTAAATTTTCAATTGGAATGTGTTCAACTTGTGCGATTGTTTTTCTATCCTTAGAGTAAATGACTTGCATAGAACATTGCCCCATTAATTTAAGGTCATAACATAATTTACGAACCATATCTTTATGAAACAAAGAAATCATTTTAGCGTATTGCTCTGGCTTTTTATTTGAATTTAAAGCATCCAATCCACGACCGTAAATCATCTCGCTAATACCGTTTATAATAGCGTTGTTTGTTGGACTGCCATTATAACGGTCTATTAAATACTTAAAATAATTATTATCAGCACCATAAGAAACCCAATCTTTGTTTGATTTCTCAACAATATCTGGAGTTGTGTAGGTACTTAAATTTACTATCCTTAAATCGTTCATATTTATATTATTATAAATTCGTTATCCGAACTTTCTTCACTTATATATTGGTCTTTATTAACACTATAATATTCATCATTACTTTGGTTAATAGCTTGGTCGGTGCAAAAAATCTTATCTTTATAAATTATATTGTTTAAATAACTAACTTCTAAAATATAAAAATCGCTTTCAGTTAAAGAACCAAAAACCGCATCAAAAGAAATATAATTACCATCAATAACCGATGTAGCATCAACTGTAATACTTTTATTTGTACTTTCGCTCGTTAATTTTAGGTTCAATGTACCTACTGTAAATTCTCTTGGAATTATCTTAAAGGTTTTATTACCGCTTGTGTTAATTAACTTCATATTAATATATAAATAAAAAACAAATATTTTGTATTGTGTAGGTATAAAAAAAGGGCTATCCGTTAAGATAACCCTAATTTATAAGCAAAAGTACTATTTAAGCCGTTGGATCAATTTGAACCGCTGAAGCATCAGCAGTAATAACCGCAGGCGTCACAAAGTAAGGCGGTGCAGTTTCCTGTGCGTTAACCGTTAAAGTATAACCCGTGAGGTCAGCCATTCCGGCTCCCGTTACTATTGTTCCACCGTTTACATCGCCACCATTTTCAAGTCCTACTAAAAAGAAATTACCGTTATAATCTTCAACGGCAACGTGTGGACGTGCGTGTGCGATTAATTTTAATTCTTCTTGTGTAGCTTTATCTTGAAAAGTTAAAGTCATATTAAGCGTTGTGTCGTAGAAAGTTGTTCCGTTTTCACGACTTGAAGTAATTGCAGTTTCCATTGAACTGTTACCTTTTACGTCAAACTGAAACCACGTTGGTGTTCCTGCTACGGCAGTTATTTCGCCTGCCACGATTGTCGCGTCTCCTAAAGTTCCGTAATCTGCAAAGTAAATGGTTTTAATCCCACCAACCGCTGATTTACAAGGTACTTTACGACCGCTTGTTATTAAACATCCCATATTTTAAAGTTTTTTTAAATAAAAAAGGGTAGGCAGAACCCACCCCTTTAAATTTGATTAGTTAATTAATTATACTGTCGTTCTTAAAACGATATCAGTTACTTGTGCATACTGAACTCCTGCCGTAAATCTCATTACTACTCGTACATTTTGAGAACCGTCATTTTCAGCCATATCAATCACTCGTACTTCGTTTAAATCTGAAGTTAAGCCTGTGCCGAAGAATAAATTTGATTTTTCAGCTGCAATTATCGTTCCTGCATTTGCCCCTCTCGCTGCTACAACTGGAATTCCATCAAAGTATAAAGAACCTAACGATTGGTTATTTCCTTTGTTTTCGTATCCGTTTGCACCTACACCACCAGATTGGAATCCACCAAGTGCTCTTGTATAGGCTCTTACAACGTCAGATGCTGCATAGATAATTAAATCTTCAGAACCATAAACGGCAGTTGGAATTGCGTCAGTTACCGCACCTAAAAATCCAATTACATTGTCAGCATCTACGGCTGCTCCTGTTAATTCTTGCGCTGCAGGAAGGTCAGTATCGGCTGCTAATAAAGTTTCAAACCCATCAAATTGACCGCTTGTTGCAGTTGTTCCGGACCAAATATTTTTTTCAGTTCTATCGGCTACCTTAGAAGCGACGTGAGCTAAAACGAAATCAGCAAAGTTTGGTGCTAAGCTATCAAATGCACTAAAGCCCATTTGTTCAGCTTCCCAAGAATCGTGAAGTGTCTTTTTACAAATATCAAGATTTACTTGAAATTCTTTTGGTTCAAGAATCGCTTCTGTTAAAGTTAAAGTTCCTGCATCTGTTTGAAAGTCGCAAGTTGCATCTTTTACGATGTCATCAGTTGCTGCTTTTTGAATTACAGATTTGTACTTTACATTTGGCATTACGGTAATTAAACCTTTATCCAATGTGTCAGCAGATAGTAAAGCAGCAGCAATGTATTTGCCACTAAATTCACCTGCATAAGTTGTTGTTAATGATACACTCATTTTATTTAATTTTTAGTTGTTATTAATTATTTAATCTTGCCATTACTCGGTCAATGGTTGTGCTTTTTCTGTTTGGAGAAACACTAAATTTCGAGATGTTTTTATTACCTTCTGGGTTTGAAACGATAGGCTCTGCACTTGGCTTTGCTAATTCTTTTTCAACGCTTAATTCGTGCTTAGAAAGTTCTTCGGTTAAAAGGTTTCCAACTTCTTCGCTCAAATCTTCTTTTGGTTCTAGCATAGCTTTGATTTCTTCAACCAAAGACTTCACTTCTTCCAATTCTTCTTTAGTAGCATAAGTCACTTCTTCTTCAGCTGCTTCAACCTCAACTTCTTCTTCTTCGGTTTCTTCAACTTCTTCTTCAGCTTCTTCTTCTTTGATTTCAGATATAACCCCTTCTTCAACCACTACTAATAATTTACCGTCCTCCAATGAATACTCGCCTATTGGTAAAGCAACTTTTTCATCTTCTGTAACGATAAACACTTCAACACCTGACTCAAAAGAATCGGCTTCAATTACCGTTCCATTGTCAAGTTTAGCTTGTTCTAGCTTAACTTCCTCGTTAAGATTTAAAACATTTTTGATTTGTTCAATCACTTTGTTTGATTTCATACTTATATATAATTTAGATTAATTTAATTTGTATTTTCGTTATGCTTTTTTCTGTAATATAAACCACTCTACGCCATCGCTCCATATTGTGATACCCTCATAATCTTTATTTATTCTATAATGTCCACTGCTTCCGTCTAGCGTTTGCCCTGCTGCTGGAGTTATGTCTGCGTGGTCTTGACTGCTAAAAGAACTATCAGATATAAACCTTATTTTTCTATGAATATGAGTAACTGCATCTGGTAATGTATAAACAGCTGTTCCATTGCCACCAGTCCAAGAAATTTTAAACATAAAAGTATCGTCATAAATAGACTGGTTTAAATCTACATCAACACCAGCTTCTGCGGTTATGTCAGTAGATACAAAATAGTTTTTAAATTTAGATACGGTTGTTTGTTTAGTGTCTCCGTTTTGAACGGTTGCAATTAATTCACTGCCTTGTAATTCTGTTGCTGTTGGTAATGCACTTATTTTTGCGTTTGCCATTATCTCTCTATTTTAAAATTATTTTCTTGTAGTATTAAATCACCGTTTTCTAAAAGTATAAAGTTTTCATTTTTAGAAGTCTCTCCAATTCCTTGTGCAATTATATCGCCATTACAACACTCAATTGAATAAGCATCTCTATCCCTGCATAGGCAACCCCTACGACCGCCCTTTGGACTTGTTCTGCTTGGCGTAAATAGTTTTGACCACCTACTCATTGTTTTCGCTTTCTTTTATAATGTCGATTATTTCTTGTACCATTAAATCCTCTTTGGATAACCCCTCATCAATTGGTTCTTTTGGGCGTTCCATTTTATCAGCAAAATATCCTTCTATACTAAAACCTTTTACTTTACCAGTTTTCACAAACTCATTCCAGATTTTATCGTTGTTCACTTTTACACTACCAACCCACGAACCTAAAGGCAAATCCATTCCGTACTTAACGCTTTTATCGTGTACCTTATCTTCAACTATCCAACTTTCAACTAAACTTAAACCTTCCAATTCGTATTGGTGTTCTAGTGTTGAGTTGTTTTGCTTACTATTCATTAAATACATTTGGGACGCTTTTAAGACAGTATCTTTTGAAAAATATATATAGTATTCATCTTCGCCATTACGTCTGTAAATCGGCTTGTTTGGTATTAATAAAGCACCCATTAATATTCTACGCTCTCCGTCTATTTCTGCAAGTTTAAATTCTTGGCTTTTTAAAGCGACAAAATCCTCTTCAATAGCTGGGTTCTCAACTACGCTTATAGCTTCAATTCCCAATTCACTTTCTTCGTCTAATATCAATTCAACTATTCTCATAATAATATATAATTAAAGTTATTTATTTTTGTTTTTTAATCTATTGTCGAACCTTCCACAATATTGTTCTGTAAACTTTGAGCCGATGTAACGTCATTCGCTACAACGTAAGCCTGAACAGGTTGATTTTCTTGACCTGCAACCGCATCAGCTAATTGGTTAGTATCACTTGCCCCAACTATATTAAAACTTGGTGGTTTGGGTGCTGCTGATGATGCTGCTCCTGCCCCTCCCTTGGAAGTTGGTGCTGATCCTGCTGAACCTCCGCCTAAAGCCTTTAATCCTTTTGATGTTGCCGATATCGCTGAAGCCACGCCTAAAGCCCCACTTATTGTATTAATTGCAACCCAAGGCATTCCACCAGTTAATGGAGAAGCCGCAACAGATGCTGCGTTAGCTGCTGCCGTATTAATTAATATTTTAGCAATCCCTGCCGCATTTTCCGCTATTAACAAAGCCTTTTGAACCTTTTTATTTTTGCCTGCTAAATCCTTAGCTACTCCTATCCCTTTTTCTACAACTCCCAAAACACCATCTTGTATAGCTTTTTTTGCTTCTTTTTCTGCTAATAACTCATTAATGGTTTTTTGCCTTAATGCTTGTTCCTCTTCTTGTTTTTTTGTTTTAGCAGCTAAATCTTTTTCATCAAATTCTGCTTGTTTTAATAATTTAGCCTCATCTCTTGCTGCTTCTAATTCATCGGTTTTTATATTGTTTTCGTTAGCTTGTGCAATTAAATTATCATAATGTTCTTGAATTTTAATTAGCTCTAGTTCTCTTTTTTCTTGTTCAAAAACCGCTTCCGCATCTCTTAATGTTTTCTTTAAATCAGATAATTCTTTTAAATCAGCTTTTTCTTCTGCTGCTGCTGCTTTGTTTTGTGCTTCAATTTGTTTACTTATAGTATTAACCTCTCTTTGAACTTGACGAGCTGCGTTTGCCCTAGCAGCAACCTGTCTATTTACAGCTGCAATAGCTTCAGCTTCTTTACCTAAATTTTCTTTATTACTTCTACTAAATGTGTTTTCTTGAATTTGAGCATCTCGCCTTAGTTTTAGAAATTCAGTTTCTTTATCTAATAAACTATCTTCTAATTTTTGAGCATCTAATAAAGCCTGTTTTCTTTCTTCTGCTGAAAATTGCTCCTCTTGTCTCGACTTTAGTCTTAATTGTGCTATCTCACTTTCTAGCTTTGAACGTTCTACAATTAATTCCCTTTCTATTTTATCTGCTTTTGCTCTCATATCAGCTACTTTTGCAGCTGCGTTTGCTTCGTTTATCTGTTCTTTAACGAATTCTTTTGTTGACTTGGTTAAAGCATCTACACCATCTTTTATTATTCCAAAAGGAGAAGCTGAATGTAATTTAACAAAGCCATCTTTAGCATCATTTAAAGCCCCTTTAAAATCTCCGCTAAAAACTTTCTTAATAGCGTCACCAAACAAACCAACTCCATCAATAACATTGTTGATTTTATCCATAACATAAGTCTTTATGCTATCTGAAAAACCTTTAATTGTTTCTATTGGATTTGTAAAAGCGTTTATAATAGCCTCGCCTAAATCTGCCAATAAATCTACTAAATTTCCTGTTAAAGCCCCAACAACACTTAGTATTTTATTGAATTTATTTTGACCCTCTTCGCTACCTTTAAACGCTGCTGTTAAAGCTGTAATACCTATAATTAAAGCACCTACCCCAGTAGATATAATGGCTACACGCATACTCTTAAAGCCAGTTGTAACTCCCTTTAAAACACCTATAACACCTTTAAAACCACTTACTGCACCGCCTGAAAACCTATCTAATTGGTTTGTCATTTCAGAGGTATTTCCAGATGTTTGTTTTATTTCTTTATTTACGTCATCAATCCCTTTCTCTAAATCCTTTAAACCCTTTGTAGCTTGTTTACTATCAACGTTTAAATTTATTGTTTTTTCTATTGCCATTTTATCTCTTGTTTTAAAGCCTTGTAACCCTCTTTTAGTGTTGTAGGCAATTTGTATTTGCCTTGTGCAATTCTAAGGTTTTCAGTCTCACCATTTGCGTACTTTAAATTCTCAATTATTAATTTTATCATAACTTTTTTTAAATTAATGTTTGCGCTGCCACCATTGAAGGTGTTGACTCGTAAACCGTTCCCCCATCGTCATATACCTTTGATACTCGTATTTGATAAAAAGTATTTGAATTAAATGTTTTGCCAACTAAATTTCCTAAAACTTGCGAGACCGCTTGACCAGTTGAAACGCCACCGATTGTCATATAGTCAGAATCATCAACCCTTACATAATACTCTCCTGTTTCTTGAGCGCCACCATCAACACCAGTGAAATCTATTGTTATAGTGCTATTGGTTATGTTAGATACAGTGAGGTCTTTTACTTTTTCAACATTTGGATTTACATTCCTTTGACTGTCTTGTGAATTAATAGGTCTTTCTGTATAAAGTTCTAACTCTGATTTGTTAGTAAGTAAGTTGGTTTTTATTTTATTTAAAATATACGGTTTGTTATTTATTACAAAAGTATCATTCATTTTGTAAGTACTTAATATTCCCAAAGGTAAATAAGCGGTAACTTTTAAAAGTCTGCTTTGTTTATCAAAAGCCGTTTGAACATAGTTTAAATATCCTTCTGAAAATAAATTTTTACCAATACCCTGAACCGCTTGTAAATACTCATCAGCTTCAATCCCAAAATTTAAAGATGTTCTATTAAAAAAATCCTGAAACGTCCAGGGCGCTAATTGTGTAGGTCTATTGTATTGATTTACAGATATACTATTAAGTCCTGTTTCATCTGTTACATTAAAAGTTTCAACAGTACTGGTTATTTCTCTGTAAAATAATAAAGGCTTCCCGATTGTTGGTTTAAAATCTTTATCCAACATTGCACCTTGACCAAACGATGTCAAAACCTGATAAGGGCTACTCGTTAATCTTTCATACATCATTTTCTCAAAATCAACCTCAACTTTGTAATCACCACCATCCCAGTCTGAATTACCATAACTTTCCTGTGCAAACTTATTGCCTTGTATTTCGTCAGAGTATTGAATTAAAAAACTTTTTTTACTTTTAAAGTCAAACACCATATTTTTATACTGAAACAACCTTTCGACCGTTGAGGTACTCATATCAACATACTTAGTAATGTCAAATAAATTAGTGCTTGATTCCTGCCAATATAAAGGCGTTGATACCACAATATTATCATCTTCTTTGTAAACAACAAGATTAAATAATTTAAACAAATTACTCAAAAAATCTATAATTTTCATTTTTGGCATTTGAGCAGGAACTACAAGTTTTGTGTTTAAACCACTTGCTGCAGCTAAGTAGCTTGAAGTCTCAACATCTACCCATTCCCAATTCTGACTTTGCAGCCTAGTAACCTCGAGAGTTTGTTGAATATTAAAAGTATTTACCGATTCATAAACGAACATAATATCAGCTTCGCTCAAGCCGTTATCTTCAAAATCAACTGTATATGTTAAATTGTTTTGATTGCCTGTTAGTCCATCAAACCTAATAAATTCGCTACTGTCTTTGTTGTTTAATAAAACAATATTATAAGAGGCGTTCTGATCTGTAACGAAAACATCTAATGACAATCTGTACCTATTGTGTTGCATTTGCCTATTTGTTGGATTCCAACCAAAAGCCTTTAATTTTCTTTGTTCTAGTCCACTTTGCAAAACCCAAGGAGGATTTGCATATTGATAAAATCTACTGTATATTTTTTTAATTCCACCGCCTTCTTCTGCATTACTTAAAAAACCTTTTTCCCTATGAAGCCATAAATAAAGTTCGTAAAAAGTTTGACTATTAAAAAAACCGTTTTCAAATTTAAGTTGAGGATATTCTTCTGATATAGCTTCAATTATTCTCTGTACTCTTATTGCAGGCTTTAAGTCTGTAAATTTAAGTTCGTTCCCTGTAATGTTATCCCTGTAACTACCGTCAGTATATCGCATATTTGCGCTATGGTGTATATTTGGGAATATAACATCATTCCCACCTCCACCGCCTGTTTCATTGTCAAATTTACCTACTACTGTGTTGAAGTCATAATTAAAATCAAATTGACTAAGAGTTTCTAAACTTGACAACTCATCTTCTCCTAGTATTTCTTTTAGTTCTACGGTTTCACCATAAAATACAACCTTGTAAGCGTGTGGAGAATTATCTTTTAATGATACGCTTTTAAATAAAATCTTTCCTTTTTTATAATCAACTCCATTTAGTTTTATTATAGCATCGGTTCTATATCTTGCATCAAAACTATTTTCAATGTCTGAATTTTCATAATGTTTAAATAAGAGATTGTTGTTTTTAGAAGCAGGCAAATTAAACTGCTGAGAAAATGGACTGAATATTTTTTTAATATCTCTAATATTTAAAATACTGTCGGTAATAGAAACACTTTCATCTTCAAACAAATCGACACGAATGTAGTCGCTTGTAATAGTATAGTCACCAACCTCAAATAAAACAGGGGATGCTAATTCTAAAGTCGTATCACTTATTATTTCAGTAACCCTTGTTGATTTGTTAGTCGCTTTATTCGTGAAAATATCCCCTACTTTTACATAGGAATTAAAATGCGCCCTTGAATCTGTTACGGTGATTCGTGGAGGTCGTATGTTAAAACTTGTAGCAATACTTTCAATACGAGTACTGCCTCTCATATATAATTCAATTATTTGCATCTATCGGATATTATTAATTGTATCAAAAGCAAAAGATATATCTATGGTATAATTTATTAATTTATCATTTAATTGCGTTTTGTATTCTACACCACTTGATTCAATATTAATCGGTAAAATTTGATTGTTTATAGTAATCCAAACATCTTCACTTAATTGTAATTCTTTAAAAATGTCATTATATAATTCTGGATAAAATCCTGTATTTAAAGATAATTTTTCAGAGCCGTTTTTAGTTAATATCTTTGCTTGGTGATTGCTTACATTGTATGCACCGTTTACAATTATATTTCTTTTAAACATTTCCTTTTTTGTGGATAGTGTTTTATTGGTTCTTTTAAAAAACCATAAATCTTGTAAAGCCCCAAACCTATTCTCAAAAGTTAATTTCATTGGTTCGTATTTACACTCCTCAATGTTTTTAATTTTAACAACCGTAACGTCTCCTGATATAGAATTTATGTAAACTGTATCTGCATCAAAAGGTATCTCCCCTTCTAAATAGCTAATACAATCACTGCTCTGATAAACCCCTCCATCAGCTAAAACTCGCTCTTTAAAGCCAATAAATGACGAACCATCACTTTGTATATATTCAATTTGCTCATTTGATTCAAAACTAGAAGTGATATCTTTAGAATAAACAAGTTCGTTATCTTCGTAAAAAGAGACGTTATTAACAAGTTCAGTATCTATTGGTATTTTAAGTGGTTCAGTTGGGGATTTTAAAATGGTTAAATTTGATTGAAGCCAACCTAAATTTAAAGAAGGATTTGCACCATCTTGGAAGTACCCATAGCCATAAAACCCCCTGTAACTTGACCAACTTGTATATGACTGAGCAACACCTCCAATATAGTTTCTAGTTCTATAATCGACCCACACATTATTATTATAATAATCGCCTGTAAAATTTTGTTGTATAAAATCCTTCGCAATTTCTGAAATTTCAAAAGTACAATTGTCAGAAACGGCAGTTGAATTTAATTTAAAAAAAGTTCCATTATTTGAATTTCTGTCAGTTGTCTTTGTACCAGTATAAACCCACAATTCCATATCAACCTCTGTTAACCTATTAGCGGTTAGGTTTACATAAAAAGGACTTCTTACATTAATTTTTGCCATAATTTATTTTTTTTATTGTGGGCAGCCAATTCTAAATTCCCAACCAGAAAACCCTGATTTCTCTAATGGCGCGTAAACATAAACTAAAACACTTTTTGTGTTTGGTATGTTAAAATTTATAACTTCGGCTGAAGGTTGTGTAATTGTTTCAGTCGGCAATCCATTTGCAATTAAATATGAATCCAATTGAGCCTGCCAACTAGAAGGAGCGCTTGACCTATATCCTGTATCTACTAAAGTAACACCACCCTGAACAACAACAAACTTGGTCGGTCTGTTATAGGCATTAAAATTTATAAACGAAGCGCCCGATTGATTTATCGATACATTAAACACTTCTGGGAATACAGGCTCTACATCATCCCATTGGTAAACAGTATTACAAACGCCATCTTCTACAACGGGATTACAAGTTGCAGGGAATTCTGGAACTGATTTTTTATTTGCTTCATCCCCCCAATTTGAATAACAATATATTTCCCCCCAGTTAATTTGATTTGCCATTTTATTTTTGTGTTAATTTTATTAAATCTTTTTCTAATCCTATTGAGTACGCTTGTAGTAATTCATCTGGCAACCTTTTAAATGCTGCTACAAATGGTTTAGTAAAAAACAAACTTGGTTTAATTCCTTTTTGATATATGCTTCTTGATATTAAAAATGCCGTACTTTTATAACTTAAAAACTTTCCTGTTTTTTTATCTCTAAATTGTATTTTACGTCTTTTAACATAACCTTCCATCGCCTCGGTTAAACCACCTTTCCTTCCAGTTCCACTACCAAACCTAAACGGACTATTAGGGGCTTTTGAACTTGACGATTTGCCTCTTACTCCTTTATCTTGAAATTCCCCATATTGTTCCATACTAAAGCCTAATTCAGCTCCTTTTTGTGTTAACTCTATATTGTAACCTAAACTATTATAAAGTTCCTTAGTATCGTTCTTATCGCTTTTAGATAGGTTGCTTCGGCTTTGTTGAATAACGTATTTAGCAAACTTATTTAATTCCTCTTGTATGGCTTTATCTGCTAGCATATTTCAATGTCGTTGTTTACAAACACATCAAACGTTGCCGTCCATCCTGCTACCTTGTTTTCAAACCTATCAACAAAAGGTTCTAAACTTGCATCACCAGTTAATTGGTATTTATCGTTATATAAATCGCCACGCCTTAAAACTTGTACTAACTTATTTAAAACCGCTAATTGTGTATTTAAAACGTCCTGCTCATTATTGTTTCCTATAAATATATCTGTGGTCGGTTCTTTGCTTTCATCAACTATATCCATTGATAAAACAGAAATGTTAAACCTCAAAACGCTTTCTTGTGCTGTAACGGTATTTATAATCAAATGCGACAAAGGGAATATTGACTGCTTAGATAAATCAACGTCAAACAAATCACCCTCTGTAACTGTGTTAACATTTACATCTGATAATAATTGATTTTTAATTGCTTGGGTTAATAAATAAAAACCTCTTACTCCTGTTTTTGCCATTTAATTAAATTTACTTTTTATATTCCTTGCTTCAATTTCGTTTTTCTCTTTTGTGTACGTTAAGTAAGTCAAACACTCGTGAACGTTTAATTTAGTGATATCTTCAAATCTTGTAATATCTCCGTCAGCGATTGCATAGATTGAATTGTACCACCCCCATTTGGAAGTGAACCCAGATATTGCGCTAAATTCTCCTCGTTCTGTTTGCTCGAAGAGTTCAGCATAGCTATCGACAAGTCCCTCCCTAAATCGTAAAAAAAAACCATCGCACCAAAGCAAGCGTCCAAGGGATAATCCTTAGCAGCTTCGTTTGAATCTGGATCGTAATCTTTTAGTGTATAACGTGCGCCTTGTTTTAAATCAATCGGTCTAAATAAAACATTCATCGCTCTGTGAAGTGTATCATTGTCACCTATGAAGGTATCCAAATCCACATACTCACCAAAACTCATATTTTCTAAGTCTGGTATAAACCCATAGTCTTGACCTGCTAATTGAAATCTATTTATCAATTGGTGTTCTACGTCAAACATTGTATTTATAACTTCGCAAATATCTTTTATATCGGTTGCTTTCATTGAACGAACAACCTCAACAGGAACTTTACAGAATATCTCAATCATTTTAGAACTGACCTCTGATTCCTTTGTAATATCTAATTTTGAAAACTCTTGGTACTGACCTAAAGTGATTTCATTTAAAGATGTTGGTATGATTAATTTTACTTCCATACTAATATATAAACAAACAAGTAATATTTTAGAAAGTATTAAAACAAAAAAACCCCTATAATTAAATAGAGGTTTTATTTATATCATTGTAGCCATTTTAAAGCTGACTAAATAGACGTGAAACATAACTAAGGTTTATTTATAACATTCCAGTAATAATATCTGCCATCTTGTTTGTTTTTATAGGCGCTAACCTATGTTATTGTTATTAATGAGTGTTTTTATAAGCACCCTCATATGTAGTGCAGTTTTACGACACCGCATATTTACCTCTGTTTGGGTTTTGTAATTGAAAACCTACTGCATAACGAACCGCATCAATTAAATGATTCCAGTTGTCTATTGGTGTATTTGATTTGCGTTCTAGCCAACGATAGTTATTTAGCTCCTTAATTAAATTTGTGCTATCTGGACTTACAATAATATCATAATCTTGTAGTAAGCTAATGCCATACGTTATACTTCCTTGTCCT